TACACGTATACTCCCTCGGTAGCTCGCGAGTACTCCTCACTGTGAATTCCGCGTTGAAGAAAGACCGTGTAGGGCGCCTGACTTGTGGCAATAATCGCCACAACGACGGACGCAAACACGATCGATTCGACGGGGAAACACAGTGCGCTACCCATAGGTGCAAAAGCCCTTAACGGGACGATTGCACCGTCAGGCATGACCGAACACCGTGATCTCAAGCCAAATAGGAGAGTTCGCCAATCTTCGTCGAAGAGTTGGTGAACTACCTTTCGGCTAACGAGATCACTAGCGTCTGACATGTCGATGGTAGCGAGGTCCAGCGATCGGCAGACCGTCGCATTGGTCTGTTGATCAACGAACCGTATAGGAGTCTCGGCTCGAAACTCCAGACGATCCATCATATACGTCGAGACGCCATGCTGCATATATTGTAGCAACATGGGCTCGGCGCTTATGACACGTTTACGCCGGAAATCCTTGGGAACAAGGATTACCCGCGCAAACAAACGGGGATCGTAGGAGAGACGTGGGAGCCCGTCAGCGATCATGTGGTCGTTCAACGCTAGCATGTCGGCGAATGCCGAAGCATGCGGCGGGAGCGATCCAACGGTTGCTGACTTGTCGACGGGTTTTACCCGTTCGGCTACGGCTCCAGGACCATGTGCCCCTTTAAGGACCATATGATCCGGACAACGTCCGAGCCACTGGCGCACAAAGACTGCCGCGACCTCCCGCCAAGGGCGGGGAATGGACGCATTGGCAGTTCTCACGCGCTGTGCGTAGCTGGCCAAGATATCCTGGGTATCAGGATTACCCTTTACACGTGTGAAGATTCCTGTAACTTGCCGGTACCACTTTACGACCGAATGGTCGACTAGTGGCACCGGGTTAAGAACAGGAAAGCTCACAGACGTGCACGATAGATCACCACGTGCCAAGCTTTCGCTTAACGCGCGATAATCATCGTACAACGTCTCAAGCGTGACGTCGCGGATCAATCGATACGCGGTGTCTAACACTCGACGTGACCAAGGGCGGTTCTGCGGGAAATCTTTCCAGATTTCCTCGAGGACTCTGACCTGCCATTCTGTCAAACCTTTTCGGTTTGGGCGGATTGCACCGCCGTGTTCTGGGTTTTGATGCCCAGTAGATGGTTGGTTAGTCATGGTTGCCTCCTATT